TTAGGAAAAACCATTACGCCAGGGTTCGGTCGAGCTAGCCGACGAGTGATTGAAGAAGGTCGCAGGCTTGGTTTGACCGAACAGCAGATTGCTCCATTGGTCTCTGAGGAAAGACGACTCGGTGTTCTAGGGAAGGGTGCTCGTAAGGGAAAAAGGGTTGCATCGGCTTTAGAGGAAACAAAAAAGGGGCTCGCGTCCTCATTTGATCATCTTAGAACTTTAGATGTGTCAAACATTAGCATTCCTGCTGGTCAACAAAAACAGCTGTTTGGCGAGGTTCAAAAGATATTAGAGGAAGTTCCTCAAAAGACACGAAATGCCATACAAGAAGATCTTGGTTTGCTGTTTGCTGAAAATGTTACCGGTTCCAAGATAATCAACTTTTGGCAGAAATTAAACTCACTGCCCAAGGATATACGGTCTAGGCTAGGCAGGATTAAAGAGCCCTTGCAAAAGCAACTAGGTGACCTGTCTCCAGAGTTATTGAATGATTTCAAGGTTACCAATGAATTGTTTGGTCGGTACGCCAAGGTTAGAAAGGCTCTTGCTCCATCTGGATTTGATGATTTCATGAAAAACATCATGAAGGGAGAAGTGATAGGCGCAGTCGTTTATGGTAGTCCAGCGCCGATTGCCACTTTAGTTGGGCATGAAGCAGCAAGAAGTTTGGCATCTGAAATGCTGGTAAATCCCAGATTTCAGAATTTAAGCCGCCAGATCGTTTCTTCATTAAATCAAGGTAAAATTGCCATTGCGAATAGAGCCTGGAACCAACTTTCGGATGAAGTCAGGGAAATCTCGCCTGAATTATCATCAAATCTTGGTAAAAACGTGTTTGCTGATTCAGAAAAAGAAATACAAGAGTTGAGTGAGGAACAGTTTCAGCGCGTCTTTGAGTGAGAGGTTGTCATGAGCGGCTAGGTTAGCTACCGAATAGCGAATTCCGATCGCATGCCGTTCATATTTTGTTTCGGAGCAACTACGGGAGTTGTAATGAGTAAGTATTTAGGTAAGACCAATTACTGGTTAGAGTGTGTAGGTGTAGGACCTGAGAGAGACAATGGAGGCAGGTTTAAACTGAGATGCCATTGCAGATGTGGGACGATTTGTTACGTTCGGCCTTCAGTTTTCTCTAATGCGAGAATGTCATCTTGTGGATGCTATGCGAGATCCAAGGAAAGGATAAAACATAAATTCGAGTCAAAGTATAAGAAGATGCCAAATGGGTGTTGGGAATGGCAGGGGTCGATGACTGTTCAGGGGTATGGCCGCATGCATATATTCGATAAGAGCGTCAAGGTCCACAGATATTCCTATGAGCTTTATAAGGGCTCTATTCTTCACGGTAAATCTGTGTGCCATACATGCGACAACCGTAAGTGTGTGAATCCCAAGCATTTATTTCTAGGAACGCCAGCGGAAAATAGCGCGGATATGGTGCAAAAAAAGAGATCTCTCATCGGCGAGAAGAATCACAAATCTAAGTTGACGGAATCAGATGTAAGAAATATCCGTAATGAATATAGTGAGGGTGTCTGCAGGGGTGACTTGAGTGATCGGTACGGTGTTTCCGAAGTTATGATAAAAAACATTGTGCTCGGCAGAAACTGGACTAATGTAAAATAAACGTTAAAAAGGAGCATCGAGTAAAATGCCAATCAACCCGTTAAATTATACTGGGCGAAAGCGCTCAAGTACATCAAGAGCTGGATCGGCGCAGTTTGATTCCACAGATTTCTCCGTTACAGATAACGGTAAGGTTTCGCTTGCCGCGGCATCTGTGGCAGAAACATTCTCTGGTGATAGCGGTACAGCAACGCCGGCATCATCTGCGATTACAATTGCAGGTGGAACCGGTCTAACGACAACTGGTGCATCAGCTACGATGACAGTGGCCCTAGATGAGAACTATCTTCGTCAGGCGTCAGGAACGATCAGCAATGCTGAGATTAAGGCGCTAGCAGCAACACCGAAAAGCCTTGTGGCTGCTCCTGGAGCTGGGCAAGTGCTTATTTTCGAAAAGCTTATCCTAAAGCTCAACTACGGATCGGAAGTCCTTACCGAATCAGCAGATAACCTTGTTGTTAAATACGTAAATGCGGCTGGTGTAGCGGTTTCAGATGTGATTGAGGCTACAGGTTTCATTGATCAGTCTGCGGACACACTCACATACGGTATTCCTATCAAGGATCCAATCGTTGCTTACTCCAGTGCAGCAAACCAAGCACTCGTCTTGGATCAGAACGGAGACGGTGAGTACGGCGGAAATGCATCTAACGATACCACGATCACTTTCCAGATCTGGTACCGAGTTGCAACAATCTAATACATGGCCGGAGCGATCCGGCCTAATTGAAAAGGTGTCCGTTTATGGCTAAAGAAAAAGAAGAAAAGAAAGTGCAGCCTCAGGTTTCGAAGCTTATGGTTTCTGAGCTTGTGATGTACATGATTCGTCCGTTCAAGCAGCTTGAGGAACAATTCCGAGCGCACTTGGATGAATATAAGCAGGATGTATCGAAGCAAGGCCGCTGTAATGAGCGTGTAGAAGGTGCTTTCGAGGTGATGCAAGAGGAACTCAAGCGCATCGAGAAAGGCATCAAGCAGGCACAGAAAGAAGCGATTGCAGCGATGAACGCAGCTGCGAAGGACCAAGAGCTCCCTGAGGAAGTTCATGCGCTCCAAGATCAGCTAAAAGAGATTCTGGAGCAGGTGCAAATTGGCGAGCTCGTGCGTCATGAGCAAAAGGCAAACGCCCGTGAGCTAGATAGACTCATGAAGTCAATCAACGGCTGCAGCCAGGATTTAGAGAAGCTGAAGGATCATCAGTACGACGTGGAACGCCAGCAGAAAGAAAAGCTGCAGCTTCACTCCGATGGTCTTAAGCAGGCTGGCAGAAATCTAGAAGCGATTCGCACTGATCTCCGCGATGACAAAGAAAACATCGCTAAGATGCTGGAGCACGCCGGTGAGGATATGAAAGCTCGCCAGCAGAATCTAATGCAGGGACTTGAGCAGAATCAAAAGTCACTAGATGGCAAGTTTGACAAGCTCAGAAATGAACTGCACCAGGATTTACAAGCTGTTAAGGCAGAGAATCAGCAGGTTGTAGCAGACGTAAGAGAGCGTCTTTCCAAGTTTGATGAACAGGTTGATCTTATGAGCTTGGCACGCAAAGACATTAATTTGTTAGAGCGTCGCATGGATAAGGTTGTCTCGGTTATCAAAGAAATGCAAGCTCACTTCGAATTTGAGGGTTAATTATGGCAGAACCAAAAATTCCAGATATCAGCGCTCTTGGATGTGAATTTGACTTCCAGATGCTTTTCGAAAAGCGGATGGAGAACGACGCTAGCGGTAATCCTATTTACGTAGGTTGGGCTCGCCCAGGAACTGCAGCAGGCAGCGCGCTTTGGTATATCACCAAGCAGACGTATGACGGAAACAATGCAGTCACAAGGCAGCAGATAGCGAGTGATATCCCAGCGTTTGCATACGAATGGGACTTGCGCTCAAGTTACTTCGCTTAGGGGGCATTATGGTAAGAATCAACCCATTCACCAACAGAATCGACTATGGTGTTCAGGGGGCTGCTCTTTCGGATATTGCAGGCCTTACAGGTAATAAAGGCGATATCATCGCTTACGATGGCTCCAATTGGGTTGATCTTGCCGTTGGCGCTAACGGTACGATTCTCAAGGCAGCGAGTGGACAGACCACAGGGCTGCAGTGGGGCGCGTTACCAGTTAGGCGCATCAGCTTTCCATTGGCTGGAATGCGTGTCAATACAACGACTGCTTTCGCACCTGTAACCTATGTCGATCTTGGCACCGTAGAAGACCACTTTGCTGCCTTCGATGGAGCAACTCCAGAGTACCGCCAAGATAGCTTTACATGTCCCGGAGACATCGACACTGGCGGAACAGTCACTTTCGAGCTCATCGGAAAGCGAGCTTCCGGAACAGCTGCGGCTAACGTGGTCTTTGACTTCGACTTTAGAGCGATTGCAGACAGTGAGGCTGCAGATGGTTCTTATACTACAGTCTCTAGTGGTGCGCTGGCTGTAGATACCACTGACGGGGATCTGGACCGTCTAACGTGGACAGAGACGGTATCCAACATGAGCTGGGCAGCGAATGACTTTATTCCGTTCAGACTTGGACGGGATGCCGACAATGCGTCTGACACATTGAATGCAGTCGACTACTATGGCTGGCAATTCACAATAATCATTCCGGTGGTGTAATGGGAGCGAGTTGCGTATTCGCTGGTGGACAATCAATAGATATTGGATCTAACAATCCCATCTCTGGTGCATCCGCATTCAGCTTTGCGCTCTGGTTGAAAACCACGGACATCACGGCTAAACAGTATTGGCTTGGTCGCAGTTATGATTCCAGCATCACAGTTGGTTTTGATGGCACCAGTACATTCGTACATTTCGAAGTGCAGTGTACAGGAACAGGAGGCCACTTCATCCGGCAGACTGATGACCAGATCAGCGGTTACATGAGTAATAATACTTGGGTTCATCTTGCGTTTTCTTACGATTACAACAGTGGAACACCAATCATTGGAATGTACGCCGACGGAGTGAGTAAAGCCAATTCTAACCGATCCTGGGCTGACGCTGTTAGTGCGGTTGGTGCTGGATCTGGAAACTTTGGCGTCGGCGATACGCCGTTGGCTGGAACCTTCGACTTCTCGGGTAACATTGCCTACGTATCCATGTTTGATAAGGCGATTTCCTCAGCCGAAGTATTGGAATTGATGGCAAATCCAGAATCCATTACGCAGAATCGAGTGGCGTATTGGGATTGCTTAACCACGTCACCACCCGATTTGAGCGGCAACGGGTTTGACGGAACGAACAATAGTGCTGCTGAATCAGCTGATGGACCGCCTATTTTTCTCTCCAGGAGGGCAAGGTAATGCCGTATAAAATCAATCCGTTCCACGGGACTTTTGACCTAGCCGACGATGTCGCACCGGGTGTCTCTGCTGTTACCGACTTGGACGCGGACACAGGAACAGCGTCGCCATCTGGTGGCACGATTACAATTGCTGGTGGCACCAACATAGCGACATCTGCTAGTGGAGCGACACTAACCATCAACTTCGATGGAACCCTTCCAGTAGCCTCTGGTGGTACCGGTCAAACCACTTACACCAACGGTCAACTGCTGATTGGAAATACCACTGGGAACACGCTTACCAAGGCAACCCTGACTGAGGGCGAGGGTATCGACATTACCAATGGTACGGGAACAATTACCATTGCTGGTGAAGACGCTGCGGCTGGGGTAGGTAGTGCGAATAAGGGCATCTGTTCCTTCGAAAGCAGTGATTTTACAGTGACTTCGGGGCATGTGACCTTCAACGGTACAGTCGCGAACTCGTTTCCCACTGATGGTGGTACAGCGACTCCATCCTCTGGAGCGTTGACCATAGCAGGCGGCACCGGTATTACTACGTCAGGATCAGGCTCTACGGTTACAGTAGCGCTAGACACACCCGTTTCAGTAGCTAATGGTGGTACTGGTGCTGCTTCTTTGACTGATGGTGGCATTTTACTTGGTAGCGGTACAGGGGCAGTTACAGTAACCGCACAACCTACAAATGGTCAGGTGCTGATTGGATCTACAGGTGTAGACCCCGTTCTTGGTCTGATCACAGGCGCAGGTGGAATTTCCGTAAATACTGGTGCCGGAACCATAGAAATTGACGGTTCAGCGTCTGGCTTTTCTTGGAATGAAGTTGTTGGTACATCTCAAGCTCTTGCAGCTGAGAACGGATACATAATGAATAACGCCGGACTGGTCACAGGCACCTTGCCGGCAGCATGTTCCGTTGGAGATGTCATCAAGGTCGTAGGCAAAGGCGCAGGCGGTTGGGCTATTGCCCAAAATGCAAGCCAGACGATTCACTTCGGAGTTACAGACACAACGACTGGAGTTGGCGGTTCACTTGCATCAACACAACAATATGACGTTGTAGAGCTTCTTTGTATTACAGCTAATACAGACTTTCTTGTACTTAGTTCAATTGGAAATATCACGGTAGTATAATGGCAACAAATAATGCGTGGAATTCTCAAGATCCGGCTCAAGTCTCTAAGGGTGGAACAGGTCTTGCTACTCTGACAGACGGTGCGTTCATGATCGGGAATGGTACAGATGCTGTAGAAATGCTCGGGCCACCATCGAAAGGCGACCTTGTTGTTGGTGATGGTACGACGACACCTCAATTCCTGACGGTTGGTGCTGATGATACAATGCCAATTGCAGATAGCAGTGAAATCTTGGGCGTTCGTTGGGGCACACCTATTCCTGCATCCGCTGGTGGCGCGTGGGTATGGCTGAATTCACAAAGCGCGTCCACCAGTGCGACGATCGAGTGGGACAATACCTACATCAATTCCACATACAATCACTACCACATCACCATCAGGAACATGATTCCCGTCACGGATAACACGTTCCTAAAAATGCTGTTGTCTAATGATAATGGTTCAACGTTTGAAGTAACAAATTACAAAAGCCGGATCAATTTGCTCGATAGTATAACAACCGGCAGTTCTATCCCACTGAGCAAGCAAAGTGGAACGACTGGAATTGGAACAGCGGCTGATGAAGGGCGCTATACTGCAGAAATTGATCTGTATCAGCCAGCTGACGCTAGTGAGTTCACGGTTGTTAAGTCTCACTTCGGCTATACGTCTGCAAATGGTGGAACTCAATATCATGGTCTTTTAATTTCACACTATGTTGTCGCTGAGGCGATTGACGCTGTACAGTTCTCGTTGAATACCGACGAAATCTCTAGTGGTGAATTCATTCTTTATGCAATCCAGGAGGCGTAATGCACAAATTACGAAATGGCAAGCGGGTTGAGATGGCCGATGAAGAGATCGCAGCCATGAAAAAAAAATGGGCAGACGCGAAAGTTCAGCAACAGGCAGAAATCGCTGAAGAGGGACGTCTAGAAATAAAAAGAGACGAGCTTATGAAGCGTCTTGGCATCACAAAAGAAGATTGGAAAATTCTGTGTGGGTAATTCAATGAAGTTATATGACATGGGTTTAGCCCTATTTCTTTTTTGCGGACTTAGTATTGCGCTAGGTGCTCTATATCAAGAACGCTGCGATAGAGTTCAGGAACTGAAGCAAGAGCTGGAGCAATGTGATGTTCATAGACGAGCAGTTGGAATGGACGGAGATAATGTTTAGATTTTGTATCTCTTTAGCGGTTATTGGTGCGTTTGTCGGTGGTTGCTCTGCGCTTAACAATAAGCTTGGGCTCGATGATGATCACCCTCTTGAGGAATTCCTAGAAGAGCAAATAGGAGACCGCACCGGTCTTGATGTCGATCTGACGCCAGAAACTGAAGAAAATCATTCGTAATTGTACTCGTATTTGTATGGATCGATGGTTTTGGTTTGCATTTTCGGATGATTAGTCTCTATTCCCATATTCTCAGCGTCCTGCTTTAGCTGCTCCCAGAGTTCCTTGCAAACCTGGTGGCTATCCAGCATCTGGAGCACGAACCCTGCTTCTAGAAACGCACCTTCTTTGTCATCCTCATACATCAGCTCTAAGAGATCCAAGCAGTTGCGAATCATGCTTATATGGCGAGTCAGCGGGCGTTCACTAGGTACGAATGGTAGGTTATACATCTTGATCCCTCACAAAAATAAACGTGCTTCCATCATGATCGCAGTAGTTTTTCTGGCATGAGAGCGCCACGATTTGACGATCGTCGTGAAATACCACACCATTCATGCAATCCAACACCCATTTAACAAGATTATCGATGTCAGGCTTGGTCAAATGCGGCTCATTTTCGTAGTTTCTCTTGCGTTTCTTTGGCCAGCTTTTGGGGTAGGGCAAGTCAAAGTGAAGTGATAGCGATAGAGGGCCAGCAAGTGGCTCATCATGGCTGTACAACCGCTTCAGAGCAGCTATCACTTGCTGCTTTTCCTTTTGCTGGACGTCGTACGTCCTTCCCGTTTTTAGAAACCTTGGGCGCTTTTTGCTTATCGGTTTCCCTTCCAAACGAATCGAGACCATTGATCAAATACCGTTGCCAGATGACGTTTTCCTCACCATAGCCGTCTCGACGAATGTTTTGAACCACAACCACGCAATTATTCGCCTTGCTGATAGCGTTGGCCATCTCCAGCATGTCTTCATGGGTGATGTTTCCGCTGACGTAAAACGGGGCTGCGATATGCTCGGATACCACCTTCCAATAGATAACAGTTGCTTCGTCCATGATTATAACTCGTTGTATGTGGCAAGCACTCCCGGAGCCACATCTTTGTTCCACCATGATGCCAGCTCGGAAAAGTCCTCAGGATGTAGTGTTGCCCATGTGAGCACACACGCTAAAGTGTAGCAAAGATGGAACTGCTCATCGAGCTGCTGATCCTGTGCAAGCTTCATATTGCGGCCCACCTCTAGCATCTCCATCATCTGCATGGCATCGACTGTGCATTGTCTGCTGCAGTTGGCCAATAGATCGTTCATATCTGGGATCGCCTGCTCATATGACATCGCCGGACTCCAAGTGATGAAAACCTTTAAATTCACACTGGGGACACTTCACCCGTCTACGCGGTGGATCTTGATGGATGACCCCACGCTCTGTGTAATGTAAACCCGCTTGACATTCGGGGCAGTTGACCGGGGCTTTCTTTGGTGGATTGCTGGATTTACTCATCCCAGCCGCCATTGTCATCAACGCCGCTTTTGCTGCTTCACCGTTCAAATTCATGCTAAAATGGGAGTCCCTCATCTTTGGCTTGCTGATAGTCACTTTGTGGCTGCGCTGGCGGTGGAGCTGCGTTTTCTTTGCAGTACTCCTGCCAGGCTTGCTCAAGTCCGTCTTTGAACTTCTTATACACAGCCTCATCGTCTAAGCCAATTAAAGGCTGGTATTTGGTTTCGCCCTTGTCATCTTGGTACTCACGAGAGGGCAGAGTCACCCATTGCCCACCGTTCTTGCTGAAGACTTTACAGCCACGGATGTTCATCGTTGTTCCCCACACGGGCACGGCGATATCTGCGAACCCAAATAAGTGGCCTTTTTCGTATTTATGAAATCTCGTGATCTTGATGGTCATGATTTCTCTCGGTTTTCTGGAAAGTGCGTTTCTAAAAACATCTTTACATCCTGGGCAACGCTCAACGACACCCAAGCGACTGGATTTTGTAGGTGGGATAGGTCTATCTGCTCACCTGATTTGTAATTGTAAAACTCAACGTAATCTTCCCTGTACTTCGTCGGTTCGGTAACGTGAGGCAGAACCGCAACGAAATGCCCTATCTGAAAATCATTTTGATAGACACTAGAAGCAGAAGGGTGCTCTCTGAAGAACAGGAGCACGTGTTCTTCGTGCTCCGGCAGTGTGTCGGCAAGATAACGAATTTTTACTCGGTATTGTTGTTCACTCATTTCGTCTCCGTTAGTTTCCAGAAACTGGACTCTGGCTTTCTAAATCGCTCGGAAACCTCATCGGTAATTCCGAATTCAGCGTGCAATTGCTTATAATCGATTGCGCCCTTTCTGACGACTCTTGTGCATTTGACCTTGCCGACGATCATATTTCCGTCGTCTGTGCAGTCCAAAAGACCTTCCTTTGCTATCTCGAGTTGCATCTTGGCTTCATTGTAGATCGCAAGCTTCTCTAGATATCTCTCAGAGCGACTCAGAGCCTCTTCATCGTCATTAATGAGATAGTCCGTAGAATCAGTCTCTGGAGGTACGTCATTGACGACACAGCTCCAGAATTCAATTTCTGCAGCCTTGAGCTTTTCGATGTATTGGTCGTCACGTTCCACACGAATCATAGCATGGGGCGAACGCTGATCTTCTGGCCGGTAGCTAAAGAAGTAACATCGCTTAGCGCCAGTAACCATCATGCAGTGTTGCATCTGGGCTTTGTAGTGCGCAGGAATCCCGCCCATCAAGGCCTTTTCATGAGCTTTCTCCCCAGGACATTTGATTTCCAAGATGTCATCTCCACAGAATCCAATGCCGTCAACGCTGCACTTTAGAAATTCATATTCATCATCTTGGAAGCAGGCATCTGGCATGGACCAGCCCGTTATCTCTTCGAACGTCTGGCGAGCTACTGGCTCAAGGTCTACCCCTCTCTGCATCGCAGCATTCATAGTCTGCTCAGGCTTTCGTCCTGTCTTGAGACACCATAGATCATAAGCTGACCGCCAGGGGTTCTCACCAAGGATACAGGCAGCATCGGAACCACCGATGCCACCTTTCCGCCATTCGAGCCACTCTTGGCTTCCTTGCTCAAACTCAACTCTACCCATTGTTCAGCCTTGCTTTGATGCCGTTGATAAGTGTCGTATGCTGATCAGCTGCAATCGCGCCGATGTCACCAACTTTGTAGTGAGACAAGATTCCATCGTAAATGTCTTGGCGTCCACCCATTAATGCCATGATCTCATCGATCTGTTGTTTGTTTAAGCTTGGCTTTGGCCTACGGGCAAGCAACTTGGATTGGTGAGCATCAGGGTCATCGTCAGCGGTAGCAACCAAGAAACTTTTGTAAAGAAAATATCTCATTCCGTATGTCATCGCTTTACCAAGACCTTGCTCAGAGGCCTCATGATCGAACATTGTTTGCTTGCGCTCGATTATTTCAGTGGGATTCTCTGCATTGATCCAGCGATACAAGAAGTCTACTTTTATGGTTTTTGCGCCGACTACTTCTACAGACACCATTTCTTGGTCCAAAAAGATGCCTAATTCGTCCATTTTTGGCCGTATTGCGCCGATAATGGCCGTATCCGAGGCATATCGGAATTTATAGCCGTCAGAATCTTTCTGCATGTACTCAACTTCCTTGCGAACCAAGATAAGTTTCTGGTAAAGATTAAGTTTGGCTTTTTCTTTGGTTGGTTGTTCTTTTTTTGTGGTCATGCTAATCTCTCCTTCTCGACATTGATATGTTGATGTGAGCCGAGTTGATCCTTCACGGGCGTTGACTCGGCATTTTTTATTTCTTTAGTTAGGTTCTCTAACAGATGCACAAGGTATCGGATCTCCAACGACAGGGTGTTTATTTCTTTCTTCAAAGACTCGCAATTCGTGAAGTTCTTGGATGTATTCACACGCTGCGCGAAGCGACTCGCTACTTTTTCGAGCCTGTCCGAGAACATATTGTAATGCATCAATGGTATCCTGGCACTCATTGGCTAATTCCTCAATTTTAGAAATTTGTTCTTTATATGTGTGCATTTTTGCTCCTAAATTGGGCCGGATATGGCTCCGGCGGGCCCAGGCATTTAGTTTTTAGCCACCACGGCGGTGTACCGCTACTCCATTAGCAAATTGAACTTGTTAATGTTTCCGCCTAGCTGCCTGTAGCATTCGGGCTTCTTTGAGTAATACAGTAACACAGTATCACCATTTACAGCAAACATAAAACGTGCTACACTGGAATAAAATCAGGCAATCAGGAGAGAGCAATGGATAAGAAGTGGGCCCATTTGACTATGCGGGCATCTAAAGAAGAACTAGCAATGATCGACGAAATGCGCGGCAGTGCGCAAAAGAAAAGCGTCTCAAATATCACACGTACAGACATCGTAAGACACGCGATCAAGCGTTGTTATAATGAATGGCGGGAGAAAGGCGGGTTGACCCCTAATTAAGGAAGCGAGTAAAAAGGGATTTGTCAACATGCTTGCAAGCATAGGAGTTATAAAATGGCTAAGAATCTCGTCAAAAATAACGCACAACCTGTTGCGATGGAAATGGGCGCTAAGAATCACGAAGCAGCAGCAGCATCTCCAAATTTGGAGCGTTCTGCAGCATATGATGCGCCAATGCGCAACAATGCAGCGCGTGAAATGCCTCATTTGGGCAACAAGCCACGCAGCGGCGACGGCAAGTTTTAACACTTTCCAATGTGGGCCCGCTCCCCACGGCGGGCTTTTTTTACGGCGCAATCATGCTTTGTTCTATATGCAACGGGCAAACCGAAATAACGGATGCGCGCCATGACATCTCCCCTACCCAAACAAAATACCAATGTTGCTCATGCGGAAACTGCTTCTGGTCAAGCGGATGTAACGTCAACTTCGCACGCGATGCGAGTCAGAACTTCCATTCTGGAACAGTGGCAAATAGACGTATTCGAGCCATGGCCAAGCGACAATCTAGTGAGGAAAGTACGTGAAATTTGCGATCAGAGATACCAAGGGCAACGACATAGCACTATTCGACACGTACATTGATATGGATCAATGGATGATGGGCAAACTGCAGTCTGGAGAACTCAAATTCGGGCAGTTTGTGTATTGCGAACTCGACAATAGTGAGACGAAAACAATTTTGTGTCCATCTTGTGGGACACAAATACGCCAGGGTTGAACTGATTGTGCAAGTGTGCTAATGTGCTTGTTGCACAGGAGGCACAAATGATTACAAAAAAAACAGTCAGTCGTAGAGCTGTATTCGCTAGAATCGCAAGAAAACTTGAAAAACGTGGTGAGTATTTACACTCATGCCCGCAAAAATCCAGGTGGTATAGCCAGTTGGGTGAGTACTATGTGACCAATGATCGGAACAACATCGAGGACACACACAGAACACTGGAAAATCTAGCACATGAAGAGGGTGTTCTACGCGCGTACGAACAAATAGAGGAGCAAGAATGACAGGACTTATCAGAAACCTGACGAAAATCAGGATTCACGGACGGCCATATTACTACTTCGATGCACCAAATCGCAGAGACGATTGGGGGCCACTTGCATATGCGCATGGGAGAAAATGGAGAGTCGTAGAGGCTATCGATAACGGCGATTACACAACATATAAGTGCGAGCCTGTCACAGATAAAGTGACGATGTTATGCGGCGTCAGATTTGTCACCCCAAAAGATGGCGGCGATCCAATATTACACTAAAGGACAAAAATGAATGAAAGCTGGTTGCAAGTCATATCTCTATTTTTAGCAAACGCAGGAATGATCATGTGGTTTCGATCGGAATCAAGATCAGACTGGAAGCACATGGATGCAAAAGTCGACGCAATACACGCGGAGATGAAAGATTTCCACGGGCGTTTATGTGCGATAGAGGAAAGACGCAGAAAATAACACAATACTACACTAGGACATAATGAAGACCCTCAAAACACCGAATAGTAAAGAATGCGAATATGTCATTCTAAGTTCTATGATATCCAGTTGTAATGCTTTTAATATGGGTGTTGAGCGTTTAACCAGAAAAGACTTCTATTATCCAGAGCACCAAGTTGTCTTTGAAGCGATGACTCAGTGCTATGACCAGCACCAAGCAGTGGATACGTTTCTAATTAGTGAGAAGCTGAAAGATGACCCACTCATAAAGAAAGTCGGCGGTGCTGAGTATATTCACCAGCTAGGTCAGATCGCCGGGTCATCGTTTCAAACTCCAGCATACATAGAAGAGCTTCGCGGACTCACTATCAAGCGTGAGCTCCAGCAAAGAGCCAGGCAGATTCTGGACATTACCGGAGATGAAAAACTAGATGCAGCGTCGATGGTCGACCAAGCGTCTCAGTGGATTACCAATCTTGCTGGGGATGAAGAGGACTCGGTGAAAACCGTAGATGCTGTTCTTCAGGGGGATGGCGAAACGTATCTCGATATGTTTGAGCGCGAGCAAGAAGAGGCTATGCGCAGACAAGAGCAAGGGATTCCGTTTAAAGGAATACCGCTCGGTTTTCATAGGCTAGATGACATGATTGGGGGACTCAACGCTCCAGATTTCATCATTGTAGGAGCAAGGCCAGGTGTTGGTAAGTCAACGTTTGGGCTCAACCTAGCGGTGAATGTCGCGAAACTTGGGGAGCCAGTGCTATTCTTCACGATGGAGATGACGGCGGTGCAGCTCACAGAGCGGATGCTCTCCATGGAGTCGGCGGTTTCTCACAAGCGAGTGAAAAATAGGACGGTGAACGGCCAGGAATTTCAGCTAATCGTTGAAGCAACGCAGCGCATTGAAAAGCTTCCGATCACGATCGATGAGACGCAGTATCTCACCGTGAATCATATTGCTGCGAGATGCAGGCGAGAGAAAGCCATCGGCGGAGTATCTGCCGTGGTAGTAGACTATCTTGGGCTTATCAAAGACGCCGGGCAGTTCCAGACTAAGGCTTTGGCAGTGGCTGAAATCACCCGCAGACTCAAGACTCTAGCCAAAGAAATTGATGCGCCGATTGTCTGTCTCTCTCAGCTCAACCGTGAATCAGTCAAGGACGCCGGGGGTTCTCGGGAGCCTAAACTGAGCGATCTGAGGGATTCTGGAGCGATCGAGCAAGACGCTGACTCGGTTATTTTTCTCCATAGGCCGCTCATGGGAACAGGAACGGAAACCGGACAGATGAAGTTCGTGATTGCCAAAAACCGACATGGCGAAACCGGATCTATCGACGGATGGCATAAGCTGGAGTACTGTCAAATGGGGGGATACGAGAGGTCAATCCGAGAGCACATGGCGTACGATGCTATGGAGCAGATTAAAAACCATCCAGAAATGGATCATTTTAACCCGTAACACAGGACATATTATGAGTAATGAGAAGAAAGAGCAAGCGCAACCGTTTGACGACAGAGATTACAGGCGAGGCTATCACCATGCAGTTGAACGCATAACCTGTTGGTATCCTGAGCTGTCGCCCTATGCAGATGAGGTGGAATTATGGAAAGAAGGCGATGTATCTAAAATGGAATGCCCACCAGATCGACCCCCACAGCAAAAAAAAGATGCGGATGACTTAGAACTGGACGATCTGTTGATTACCAAGACGGCTGATTCATGGTTCGTAGTCCACAGATCGAAATTTGACGGAGAAGAAGACCGCACAATACTAGGAGCTAGCAGAAACAAAGAAATAGCTTTGACAGCGGCGCTTTTACACTGTTTCAAAGCCGCGAAAACAATGCAAAAACAAATAGAAGATGTGGGACATATATTTGGTGAGGAAATGCATATAGAATATCTTGGGGTGTGTGCAGATGGTTTCAGTTATTTGCGTTGGGATAAGTGGAATTCCAGGTGGTGGCCGAGTGTGAAGTAAAAAAAAGCCCCGTAGGAAAGCCTTACGGGGCTAAAAACATCGCTAGCCGAAAAATCGGTTAATCTGTCAATGTGGATAATTGAAATCTAGATTGCATACGACCCCAGTCACCTGGGGTTGTATGCTTATAACCAGAGAGTTGCACCTCTCGAGTTATGTCACTAAGTGTAACACCTGCTGACATTTTTCTCAAGGTCGCTGCTCTCTTCCGCTCTTGGAGGAGTGAATGACATTATGTTACGCACACAGAACTAAAGATCCTTTCGTAAGATTTAATAAGCGGATTGTGATGGACAGCTCCATCAGTTGGAAGGCGAAAGGTTTATTGACATACGCTTTTTCTCGGCCAGATGATTGGAAGTTTTATAAAAAAGAAATGATTCAGCACGCCTCAGACGGGGAGAAGTCTTTCGACTCTGGAATCAAAGAGCTCGAGAAAAGTGGATACCTACACCGACGAAAAAAGCATGAAGAAGGAACTGGAAAGTTCGAGGGTCTAGAGTGGCACTTTTTTGAGGAACCCATTTCAGAAGAGGAATTCAAAAAAAGTTACCGAAACACCGGTTTTGGCGGTACCGGTGAAACGCCGGTTCCGGTGAAACGCAGTCCTACTAAGAAAGAAGAGAAGACTGAGAAAGAAAACAATAATCCGGCTTCGCCGATTGTTATTTTTAGTTGTCTTGACAAGGTTAAGGTTCCTTACGGGCTTAAGAAAAAACTCTGTGAGGAACATCCCGAGCCTGTAGTCGAGCAGGCCGTCGAAGCTGTCTGGCGATATGCAGAGGATGACCACGGGCGACTGCTTCGCTCTGCCATCAAGGGAAACTGGATCTACACACCCAGCAGAGAGCAAGAAATCTCGGATTCCAAGGCAAAGGAAATCCAAGCTCGCAGGGAGCGAGCGCAGAATGAGGCGATAGAGCCGATGATCGTAAACGAAACCTGCGTGATCTATGAAGATATCTCCATCTGCCCCGCACTCAGCTACAGCGACAAGAACTTTGACCGCGAGTTCGATCTCATGCTAAAATATGCGGAAACTCACAGGACGGTTCATGCTACAAGAGCTTAAGACAGAAAGACTTAGGGCGTTATCAGACCTGACGGCCCTGCTAGACAGAAAGCCAAGGGGGAAAGAGCTCCACCTGCGGACTATCTCCATTACCACCAGACTCCAGCGGGCAGACAAGCAAGCACTCGCGTATTTCCACGAGCAAGCCGATGTTATCCTGACTTCCAGGCAAAGCGAAGCGCGACAAAAAGACGCATTGCGAAAACTAGACGAGAAAAGGGATGAATACTTCGCTCAGGAAGCTCAGAAACAGGGGTAGGCGGGCAGAACGGAAGGTGGACGGCGTGAATACACCCTGAGACGGCGAAATGCCAATGGAGAGCGTTTATGAAGGAAAAGCGATGCTTGCATTGCAAGAAGGTAATTGACCCAAGAGAGTCACACTACAATGTGAAAAAATATTGCTCTCAGAAATGCCAGAGGAAAAACTATTCTAAATCATTTCAGTACACCGGAAATCCACCAAGCCAAACAAAAGGAGATATGAACGAACTGAGAGTAATAATTGACCTTGTTGAAAACGGACACCAAATCTTTCGAGAAGTTGGGAAAAATGAATTTGATTTAGTGTCATGGTACAGAGGAAAGCTATACAGAGTTGAGGTCACAACTGGCATGATAGCCAGAAATAATAAGATTTACCATCCAACGAAAGACAAAAACAAATTCGACGTTTTGGCTGTCGTCACTCCATCAGGAATCACCTACGATCCAGGATTTGAATAAGATAACAAATCCTGCCGACGCATCAGGCTAATAGCATTCGTCGTCATCAGCGAAGGATTCGAAAAGAGAACGTACAGCCAAAAAGCCAAGGACCATCAATACTGGAATACAAATAAACATTAGCTAACTCCATTGCAGGGGATTATATCAATCGACTCGTGAGCCAAACACCACTCGTCCTTACCCAAACCCTCAGCCATGCCATCGGCTAACTCCACACGCAATGCCTCAGCAGACTCAAGCGAGTCCGTCAGGAACTCGCGGCCATCTTCAGTGCAGACGTACCATTTTGATCCAGAGTAACGCTGGTTCATTTTGGGCATCATGGCTTTCAGGTAGTCTAGGCGCTCTCGATCTATGTCCATGACGCAACTCCATCTTCATCGATCCAAGCCTTCGCGCACATCATGGCGTCAGCATAAAAGAAAAAAAAGGCTGCAGAACGCACCGGGTAATCTAGAGCTTCTGGACTAGGTGTTTCGTTAACGAGCCAAAGATCTCTCTCGGGAATGTGCTGAATGTGCACAACTGTTGGTTTGTTGATGCTTAGGTTAATGTCTTTCACGGGCTTTCCTTCAAATTTAGTATCAGTTATTACAGAGGTGGGTGACAAACAAGTGACTCTGCAATCTGTAAGACAGTGTAACACAGCGTAACACAATTAGGCAAGCGAAAGATGGCTAAGCATAAGTATCCAGCAAAGGGAGACCACAAGATGGGCGTGGGCAGGCCGGAAATGTGGACTGAAGAGAAGCTAGAAGAGATCGCGGCCCACGTTCTGGAATATGCTAATAAACCAGACTCGATGCATATCATCGGGTGGCGCGCAGAGTGTCATTTTACTAGATCGCAGATCATGCATTTCTGTGGCAAAAGTAAACATTTTTCAGACGCCTATGACCTTGCGAAGGCGATTATTGGCGCAAGACGCGCAGGCTTAGCGCTTTCTGGAGACATTTCAGAACGCATCTATTTGAAGGAACAATGGAACTATGACGAAGACCAGCGTTGCCGAGAGGACGAGAAGGATCAGAAGAAGGTTGAGCAACAGATCTCTTTGATGCAGCAGCTCAAGGCATCGGACGACTTGGTGAACAAGGCGGACCCGAGCTCTAACGTGCCAATGGGAGATCAGGAGTGAACGACGACGAGGTCATCGCGAAGCTCAACGATCCCTACTGGCGGATTAACAACCTCTATTGGATTCTTGACAAAGAGGGGAGGCGCGTCAAGTTCAAGCTGAATCACGCTCAAGAAATGCTATACCATTCCCAGTGGTACATGAATGTGATCCTGAAGGCTAGGCAGCTTGGGATGTGTCTCGATCCTGATACCAAGGTATTGAGGGCTGATCTTACATGGTCCAGGATAGCGGATATTAAACCCGGAGATAAACTTGTTGGTGTCGACGAGCACACGTTAACTCGTGGAAAACGAAGAAGGATGCGAGAGTCCACAGTTCAGGCTGTGGCTTTCAGAAGAGCCAAGAGATACAAACTTCATTTTGATGATGGATCGTCGGTAATCTGCACCGGTGGCCATCGTTGGTTGTCGCGCAAATCGGCAACTGATTATAGGTGGAGGAGCATTGATCAGCACGGGAAGGGCAAGCTTTGTGTTGGAACAAAAATTAGGCGCATATTAGACACCCCGTGGGAAAAGGGCGGCTATGAAGATGGTTGGTTCGGTGGAATTCTGGATGGTGAAGGTTCTCTCGCTAATGCAAAGCGCCTTGGTGGTTCTGTTTCGGTTTCACAAGTTTCTGGCTCTGTATTCAATAGGATGGAAGCGTACCTAAGACAAAACAAGTACACATACCGCATAGAAATAGACAAAGCAGAGCGTAAGTCAAAATACGGGACAAAACCAGTAAACAAGCTTGTTGTAGCGCGTCTTGATGAAATGATGCGTTTAGTTGGTGTTACTAGACCGTCTCGTTTCATGGAGCGGAATTGGTGGGATGGCAAAGAAATGCCTCAGGTTGCATCTGGTCCGTACTCCGTAATCACGGAGATTGAGGAACTTGGAGTCGGGGAGGTTGTTGACCTACAAACATCAACAAAGACGTTCATAGCTGAAGGGCTTGTGTCACATAATTCCACCTATATCGCAATGCTTTTTCTCGATCGTTGCCTCTTCAATGCAAATAAATCCGCAGGTGTGATAGCGCATACTAGAGAGGATGCAACACATTTATTCAAACGCATCAAATATGCTTATGACCAGCTGCCCCCGTTCATCAGAAATGAAGTTACCGCCAATACAAACACGGTTAGAGAGCTTACCTTCTCCAACGACTCATCTATTCGAGTCGGTACGTCGTTGCGATCGGCAACCATTCAGTATCTTCATATCTCAGAATTCGGAAAGATCGCCGCAAGATTCCCGGATAAAGCCCGTGAGATAGTAACTGGATCTTTAAACACCGTCCAAGCCGGGCAATATGTCTTTGTCGAGTCTACGGCAGAGGGGAGATCAGGTTCGTTCTATGAGATGTGCCAAGAGGCCAAGAAGTTAATCGACGAAGGCAGAGAATTAACACCTCTCGACTTCAAACTGCACTTTTTCCCTTGGTTCGAGTCTCCGGAGTACACGCTTGATTACTCTGTCCGAATTAACGATGAGCTGTCCGAATATTTCACACTTTTGTCCGAAAAAGGAATCAACTTAACTGAAGGCCAAAAAGCGTGGTATGCGAAAAAGCTGCTCACTCAAGGCGACGATATGAAGCGGGAATACCCGTCGACGCCTGAAGAAGCTTTCGAAGTCGCACATCAAGGGGAATACTATGCAAAGCAAATTAGCGCTGCTCGCCGAGACGGTCGGCTTACTCGCGTCCTTTACGATCCTAACTTGCCTGTCCATACTGCTTGGGATCTTGGGTTTGATGACTCTACCGCTATCGTATTTTTTCAGACGTACGGGCAAGAGATCCGGGTACTTGAAACTTACGAGAATAGCGGCGAGCCACTCACGTTTTACCTGAAGTATCTGAAGGAAAAAGACTACGTTTATGGTAAACATATCGCGCCCCACGACGTAGAAGTGCATGAATATACTACAGGACATACACGCGCTGAGGTTGCTAGAAACCATGGCATAAAATTTACTGTAGCCCCTAAGTTATTGATCTCTGAGGGAATTGACGCCTTGAGAAACATTTTACATCGTTGCTATTTTGACGAAGTAAAATGCGAACTTGGCATACAGGCGCTAGAATCGTATAAGAGAGAGTGGGATGATAAGCACGGTTGCTGGAAGTCAAAGCCATTACACAATTGGGCGTCGCACACATGCGATGCGTTCCGGTATTTGGCTATAGGGCTAGGTTGCATCTCAACGGATTCTATGAGTGAGGCTGAGGCTGAACGCATGTGGGAAAAATACGCAGTAGGAGTTTAGGGCATGACAGCCACACAGATGCAGCTAGCAGAGCGCAATTTTAGTTACAGTGAAGAGGCAGAGGTTGCGAATCTTTACCGTGAGTGTCACGACTTTGCACATCGGGCTTGGCAACCGTTCCTTCAGGAAGCTACTCGTGACATGATGTGTTTTCTTGGGGATCAATGGGAAGCCCACGAGAAAGCATCTTTAGCAGAGCAGCGCCGAAACGCGCTTGTTTTTAACAGAGTTCGCAGAAACATCAAGATGGTGACAGGGTTCGAGCGCAAATCTCGCCATAGCATTGTTGCGCAGCCCGTAGAAAATTCCGACGAGAAGACAGCAGATCAGCTTTCGGCTGTGCTGCTTTGGGTGATGAACCGCGATAACATGCTTCATACCATGTCAGATGCGTTCGAAGGGTGCCTAAAAACAGGAATTAACCTTCTTCAGCTGTCAGTGGACTATCAGAAAGATCCTCTTGACGGTGATATCAAGCTAGCGCGTGTTCCTCACAACCAAGTGTTGCTAGACCCGCGTTTTACTCGTCGCGATCTTTCTGATTGCGAGTTTATCTTACAGCGTCGGCTTCTGAGTCGTGAGGCGGTTAAGGCATTACTTCCGCAGAGATCGGACGACATCGACATGCTCAAGGGCACAGCCCGCGACGGCAGGTTTCCAAACATGGCCGACGCTTCTTTTCGAGGTGCGAAAGATGTTCTACGTTACGACGAGTTTTGGCGTAGAACATATCGAGAAGAGCGGCAGCTCATTAACCGAGAGACAGGCCAAATCGTCACGCTGGAAAAAGGTCAGATTCAGCGAGGCCGGGACTTTTCTCAGGCGTTTCCAGAGTGGCACTTCGTCACGCGGCAGATTCCTACGGTGGTGCTCAGCATTTTGGTTGAAGAAGTTCCACTGTGGATTGGAGAAGACCCATGGGGCATTGGGGATTTCCCTCATGTGCCGGTCATGGCTTTCTGGGATCCCGAGCACAGCACGAATAACAGCGGCAATATCACAGGCCCGGTTGGTCAAGATGATCTCTCCAACTTCTTTAGCAGACAGCCATCCGGTGACTTTTCCCTCAAGCTTCAATCGCTCGTGCGTTGCAGCCGAGACCCACAGACAGAGTCCAACAAGCGCCGCAGTAAGATGCTCGACATCCTAGACTCTCAAGTCAACACAGGATGGCAAGCGAAGTCCGGGGCAGTCGTTAACCCGAAAGATCTCTATCAATCTGGTCAAGGCCGCGTCGTTTGGATGAAAGACGATGCTCAAATGACCGACGCCCAAAGGTTGCCACCTGCAGACATCCCAGCCGGTCTATTTAACTTGTCTCAGCAGTTTGACAACGATATCGTTGAGATCGCTGGAATTACCGACGAACTTCTAGGCATGGCAGATGACGGCAATCTTCAAATGTCAGGCGTACTCGCTAAGCTTCGTCAAGGCGCAGGGATTACGGTTCTTCAAGATCTTTTCGATAATTACCGTTTAGCGCAAAAGCTTGTTGGTAATAAGATGATGGCCGCCGTACAAGCTAACTTTAGTTCTGGAAAAGTAGCGAGAATCATCAATGAAGAGCCCACCCCAGAGTTCTCAGATAAAAGCTTCGGAGTGTACGACGCAGTTGTGCAAGAAGCGATGGAGACGCCTACCCAACGCGCCTTGGCTTATACTCAACTCCTACAGGCGCGGCAAATTGGAATTCCGATTCCTGATAGTGTCATCATTGATTTCATGCCTCTTCAAGACAAAGATGCGCTCCGAACAGCCATGGATCAGGAAGCAGAAAAGCAACAATTGGTTCAACAGCAGCAGCTTGAGGATCAAGCGCGTCTACGTGAGCTACAGCGAGCCAAGGTGTTTAGCGATGTTGGTCTTGGCGTTGAACGCATTGCACGGGCCGAGGCTGATCGTGGTCTTGCCGTCGAGCGCGTCTCTGAGCTTCAGGAAAATAACTCAATGGCTGTACTCAACAGGGTTAAGGCTGTTAAGGAAATTGAGTCCATGGACGACGCCAGACTCATTCGTCTACTAGATTTCTTCAAGAGTCTTGAGCAAGACCAGACTCAAAGCAACCTAGTGGCTCAGCGAACACAAGAGAATAAAGCAAATCAAGAGTTAGCCGCAGCCTTAGCGTACACACAAGACGCTAGCGCTCTGCAGCCGGGAGTACAGTAATGGAGTTTGCAGCTGGTTTATTCGTGGGCTTCGTGATGATGTTGATCATTCACAGGAGCACTATGGCGTCAATTGAGGCTGACCTAGACAGTATCTTGAGAGGAGAGCCACGCGATGGGTCTTGACAGAACATTCGAGGCGATGACCGTAAAGGAACTCGCCGGGACATCGATCACAGCGAGCTATCAGAACTTAGGTTCAGCTCTTACAGAGCCTCTTTACGTCTGGTCTGTGTTCAACACGACAGATGCCGTAGTGTACGTGAGTGAAGACGGGGTGAACGATCACTATATCTTGCAGCCAGGAGCATCTCGAATGCTCGATCTTCAGGCGAACAAAGCAGATCAGCGCATCGGTGCGAAGCCAACAGGCATGCAATTTGAGGTGAAGGGCGTAGCTGGTGCGCTCCCAACAGTCGGCAGCGTCCACATGGAGGGACAACAACTATGAGTAATGCAGGCTTAGCGGGTCAGGCATCTAAAGGCTTAGTGGAAGACGCAGTATCCGCTTCCAACGTTACGGCTTTCGGTGAAACGCTTGTTGGTGCTTTGACACCGGTGCATCTTGGTCACTTTCCCTATTCGATAAATGGTGACATGTACACTACAACTGTTACAGGAAGCGGCTCAGTTTCTCACAGTGGGCAGTTTGCTCAAGCGCATAGCGGTGCGGCGTCATCGAGTTCCGGTCAGATGAGAAGCAACAATGTTCTGGAGTATTTTCCCGGACTTGGTGCCATGACTCGTTTCGCGTGTGTTTTTGACACTGGCGTTGCTGGGAATACACAGATTATCGGAATTGGTAACAACACAGATGGCTACTTCTTTGGCTATAATGGCACAAGCTTTGGAATTATGCGCCGTTCTGGGAGTTCTGATTCATGGATTCCACAAGCGTCGTGGTCTGAAGATACTTTTGATGGGAATGGCCCATCTGGCGTGACGTTGGATCCCACTAAAGGGAACGTGTTCCAAATTAAGTACCAGTGGTTAGGGTTCGGAGCCCAAAGATTCTACATCGAGAATCAGAACACAGGTGCTTTTCAGCTGGTGCATGTAATCAAATACGCGAACCAGAATACGGAAACGTCTACACAAAACCCGTCGTTTCCTTTCTGTTTTGAGTCGAGAAACACGACGAACACTACAGATGTGGTGCTAAAGAATTCGTCTCAGTCACTGTTTATTGAGGGTTCAACGGCTTACAAGGGTTGGATTCGAAACGCCATCAGCAACACGAAAGCTATTACCACTGAAACGAACGTTCTAACAATCAGAAACAAGACCACGTATCAGAGTATAGCTAATCAGATTCTTGCTCAGCCGGACTACCTGTCTTTTGCGTCAGACGGCACTAAGTCTGTTCAGCTCAATGTGTATCTGAACACAACGCTTGGTGGATCCCCTAGCTATACAGACATCGATACAGATGATTCTGTGATAGATTACGACACTGCAGGGACAACGGTAAGCGGTGGCAAGCTGGTTGCCTCTTATGTAATGGCCAAAGTGGACTCACTTTACATTCCTATAGAGGATTTGGCGGCTGTTCTTTCTCCCGGCGATACAATGACAATCTCGGCAACTTCAGCATCTAGCAGTGACGTATTTGTGACGGTTGGCTGGTTTGAGAGGTTCACGTGAAAATCACATTTGAGCTTGATGGCGATGATTCAAGAGAAGAAGCGCAAATGTTGTTCATGGCGAAAGAGCTTTATCTCTCGCTTCATGAAATTGACGAAAAGTGTCGGTGGCGGTTAAAATCTATGCCCCTTTCTGATGAAGAATCCGAGTTTCTTGAGAATATTCGCGATTTCTGCAGACCACTTTTACTTTTGGATTAACCGTGTCTTACTTAATTTCTTTTTACCCTTCTAAGGGTGGTGATCTTTGTCGTTCCCCTGCTATGGAAAATATAAACATTTACAGCGGAGCTTCGACTATGACTAACCCAATCCCCCCTCTTCAGCTAGATACCCATCGTGAAAAAGCATCTTCAGGCTGGAATTGCATCGTCAAAAGCGCGTGTTGCTCCAAGGTTGAGAGTGATCAGGACGCCCAAATAGTAGATATTGATGTGACTGCAACACAAACTGATGATAAGGTGTGCTGTGTAGCTAAAGACTGTTGCGTAATACTATGAGGGACACATGACGGAATTACTATGGGATGTGCGATCTGCTTTGGAGCAAGGTGAGGCGGATATGCTCAATGGCATCCTCAGCAAGAACAAAAATAAGACCAGCTATTACATCCTAAAGCACTCTAACTGGACAAATCACGATTGCAACATGATGAAATCCACCTACATGCTTAGGAGTACTATCCCCCCTAAGATGCTTGGTACTGTGCTTTGGCTCGTGGATAACAGCAAAGGCACCATTGAAAAGCTTTGGGAGCTCCCGCTTGACGTCGAATGTGCCCGGGAGTTTCTCGATCCGCACAATCCGCAAGAGATCGTTGCTAACTCAGCGTCGAACATCAAGGGTGCTATACAAGTAATCTAGTATGTGTTAGTGTGTTACATCACTACACAGGTATACTATGAATTTCGCAGATTACATGAATAAGCAACTTTCGTGCAGAACCAAATCTGGCTCGTTGATTAGCCCAGATGAATGCGCGGTTTTGCTTTCTATCGACGACTACAAATACATCGGTGTGAATCATATTGGACCACTGCGCGTTAGCACCGTCTGGCTTGGCATTCCCCATTGTGGCCCTGAGGGTTTCGACTACTATTTCGAGACGATGATCTTCAAAGACGAGTCTTTCGATTCGATGGAATGCTATCGCTATCGCACGCTTGCGGACGCGATGGAGGGTCACGAAAAGATCGTAAAGGAGCTGGTAGATGAGCGATAATATTCATGTCGTTGACCCAGGAAATTACAAGAAGTGTGACACGCTCTACGCCTACCTCTCTGAGGATGAAGACGGCAATGAGGGAATACTTGGCGCTTCCATAAATGGAGCAATGATTCCGTTGGTTTTCGGCGATCATAGATTACTCGTGCGGTTCGTGGAATATGCCATCGCCGCGAAGGCGAGTGGTAAAAAGATCAAAGCCGTGAGCTTTAGTAACCCGCAAGTTTTATTTGATACGGAGGGCTGGGATGACTGAATATTGTTACGACGAGGAACAGGTAAAAACAATATTAGACGCGCTAGAGTGCGCAAAGGAAGCTCTGGAAAGGTTTGTCTGGCAGCCGATAGACAGAGCGCCTATTGGAATTAGTGTTCTGGTCTATTGGCAGGGTGGGCGAATGGCAGTTGCTAGTTATACCGGAAGAGATGATGTGGTGTGGAACACTCCACTTTGGGAAGTGGAATGTGAGCCTGAGCGTTTCCCGCCGGTCTGCTGGATGCCGCTCCCTGAACCTCCTGAGGGAGTATGAGATTTAGCGTACGATGCGACAATTGCGCCATGCAAGTAGACCAGGGAGAGGGCATAACATCCCTGTGTGATGCGTGCCTAGGATGTTGTAAAAATCTATGGAAGCCAGAATGGCAGCCTATATCGTTAGCGCCCATGGGCTCCGATGTTTTAATCTACCGCGACGAAACTATTAGCGTGGGTTACTTTGAGCGAGACGAGTGGGATGTGCTTTGGGTACAGCTTGGACAGTATCACTGGAAATGCAAGTCGGATCCAATTTTCTGGCAGCCACTCCCTGAACCCCCTGAGGAAGTATGATGTGTTGCGTTTGCGGAGCCCATCCTAGTGAAATGGCCTACATCTGTTGTGATGCGTGTGTGCCGCCAAAGTGGCAAGCGATGGACACCGCTCCCAAGAACGGAACTAGCGTGTTACTCTTTTGCCCTGCTGGCTCTCAGTTTTCAATTGACCAGCAAGCCATCGCCTACTGGTGTACCGACGCAGAGGTTTGGTACTCGCTACCAGCAGAGATAGAGCTTGACGAACCAAGCGCATGGATGAAGCTGCCATCGCCACCTAATGTCGACTGAACCCCTCACATTAGACATGAGAACCCCTCATGTTTACCCCTCATACACGTAAATTTACGTAACGATTATGTAACGATTCCTACCAGTTTGGTAGTTTCCCCTAGGGAGATACGCGTAAGTTTACGTAACGCGATGTAACTTACACGTAAATCTACGTATGGACTGTGTGAGATTCGAACTCACTTTGCCTGCTAGTGGAGTCCCACGAGTCGCAAGCGCATTATTGTCTTAAGCGCACGTTCCCACCGTGCCGACAGTCCTTTTATACCCAGTTATGCCCACTTATAGCCGATTTTCGCTATATCTCCCCCCGTGTGCCAATGTTTAACAGCTTTCTTATTTGATGGTCATTTGACGGTCATTTGATCGTGTGAACAGATGTGAAAATTCACATGCCGTACGTCTTTTGTTCGCCTTAGGTTGCTTTTTATTTGATACCCAGGCTAATTTGAATTTGTCGGAAGCCGCGACAGGTCTACGGGCTTAAAAAGGACACATATGACCGAAGAACAGGGCGTACACGCTGAGACTGTCGCCGAGTCTCAAGAGCCAGCAACTCAAGAGCAGCCAAACCAGCAAGACGTCAACTGGAAGGCAGCTAATGAAACGATGGCTCAGCAAAAGCAAGAGATCGAGCAACTAAAGCAGCGCGAGAACTTACTTTTGCAACGACAGCAAGAGATGTTGCAATCCCCGCCACCAGCGCAGCAGGCCGCGCAACCTGCTAACCCGTTTGAGGGCATGGATGAGCAAGATGTCGCAACTGTCGGTGATTTTCAGAGAGTGCTCTCTCAAAAGGAACAGACGTTTAATCAACAGATGGATTCTGTGAATAAACAGCTGAAACTTATGGGTTATCGTTCTCAGTTTTCTGACTACGATAACGTAGTACAGAACACATTGAAAAAAGCAGAAACGAACCCTGCTTTAGCGCAGGCAATCGCTTCTAGCTCAGACCCGCATCTGTTGGCATATGAATTAGGCAGAGAGCAGGCACAGGGAAACGCTAAAAAGGCGGCTGAAGCTCAACGTATGGTTGAGAACGCGCAAAAGCCAGGTAGCGTATCGAATGCACCTACGGGTGGTTCATCTTTGTCTGCTGTCGACTACATCAAAAACCTTTCTGATTCGGAGTTTGAGGCAAAGATTGCAGCTGTAAAGCGGGGTGGTTAAACAAGGAAAAGACAAATGGCTCAAACTACTACTACACAAGTAGATCCAGCTGTCAGCACCATGTACGACCGTTTGCTTCTGATGCGTGCACGTCCCTACCTGATTCACTCTTTGTTTGGTCAGCGTCGGGATCTACGCAAAAAGGCTGGTAACACGATCAAGTTTCGTCGTTACACAAACCTTTCAGTTGCAACGACTCCTATTGGTGAAGGCATCACCCCTGCAGGTTCACAGCTTGCGAAAACAGATTTGACCGCAGTGGTCAGTCAGTACGGAGATTTCGTGGAGATCTCTGATGTAGTTGATCTCACCGTTGAAGATGCTGTTATCACAGAGGCTGTAGAGCTTCTTGGTCAGCAAATGGGTGAGACCATCGACGCAATCGTTCGCGACACACTGTCTAGCACAGCGTCCGCAACAAATGCATCTGGTGGACTCAACGGAAACACCCCCACAGAAGTCACAAAGTCAGACATCGACGGCGAAGTTAAGACCCTTATGGGTAACGACGCTCAGATGATTTCTGAAGTGATTCAGGCCTCTAATAACTTTGGTACAGCTCCGGTTCCACCATCATACTTTGGATTGTGTGACACAGATATTACAGACGATCTTGCGAACGTCTCTAACTTCGTGTCTACACAGGAATACGGTCAGCAAATGCCAGTTCTTGAGTCTGAGTGGGGTTCTACAGGTCGTGTTCGTTGGCTGGTCAGCTCTGCTGGTAAAGCTACATCGGAATCACCTGTACAGTACCACTGCTTCATCGTAGGTAAGAACGCTTACGGGCTCACAGAGCTTGAAGGCGGATCTGCATCTACGATCATTAAAGCATTCGGATCTGGTGGAACATCTGACCCACTTGATCAGCGTGCTTCAGTCGGTTGGAAGGCGTTCTTTGTATCGCGTATCCTAAACGACAATTTCATGAGAAATCTAGAAGTAACACACTCATAAGGAGACCAAAATGGAATCAGCTCTTCCATACATTGAAGTTGGTCACTTTGAGGCCGACGGTGCAAACGTTGCACTTACTTGGGAAATCGATCGCAACCCTGACTTTTTCATGTGTTTTAACTACACAGATTATGGCACGGATGCATCTAACATCAGCGGCGTATGGTTCAAGGATTTTCCTGCAGGCGATGCGCTAGTCAACATCAATGAAGCTGATGCAGCTGTAGCGTCACTGGAGACCACAAATGGTATCACAGTGGCAGACAGCGTTGCATACAGTGAAACGTCTAACCAGGTTTCAGCGACTCACACACTGACACTGACTCTTGGTTCAGCGCTTCGTGGTTCTGACAGTGATGAGGTTTACTACATCGCTGTTTGGGCTTCACGATTCATTGATCGCGGAGACATTAACGCATAAGTCCTGTGCGTATTACGTGGCCCTGAGCTTCGGCTCGGGGTCTTTGTGCGCACACTAACTAGGAGTAATACAAATGGGACGACGCAAGAAAGCAGATTTAGATCTAGATTTGGATGTTCAAGAGCCAGCAATGGCAATGGCAGTAGCTCAACCAGAGCCGGTGCCCGTAAGAATGGTGCAAGAGCATCGTCCAAATCCAGATATCGGGAAGTTTCCCTTTGATGATGAAGAACTTCCATCTAGACGGTATAGATTCACATACAATCAGCAGCCCGGTACTCCTATGGAGTTCACCCGTGGTGTGACAGTTCTCGATAGACGTACAGGTCGTCGCAAGACACGGTATTACGATTTCGCGATTGATGACGGTGAGGATGTTGAGATTCCCACAGAGATTGCTGAGTTTATGATGGGCCTCATGTATTTCGACGAGGGAAGGACGCGCCCACGATGCACGCTAGTACCGATCCAGTAAAAGCTAAAATAGAGCCCCATGGAGGGCTCTTGTTGGTTCCTAGGGCAGATGGCTTGGCTAGCGTCATAGACGCCGGTGTAGGTCAATACACGCTTGTTTTCGATCAGGATTGCGACACTAAAGACTACGTAGCAGTCTGCACGACAGATACGCGCGGCTCAGCGCATGAGCGTGAAGAGCTTGGAAGGACAAAAAGCGAGTATCCTATCTCTGTTGAGAAGGAAGGGAAGTGCGTAGATGCAAGTGTCAACGCGATCATATTCAGATGATGATGATTGGAAGGAAAAGGTATTCGTGGCTATCAATTGGGATGGCGGCGTCAGCGTTATATATCCTTCTCCTACTTTTAGTGGCGATAGGGATGAGTGGCTCAGACGACACGATCTCGACATAGCCGAGCAGTATCTAGAGCTAGATCCTATCCAACTTCCCGCCTCTCGAGAAGACCGAGAATTCTGGGCAATTGAAGATGGTCGCGTCATCATTAAGAAGAACCGTGACAGTAAAATCAAAGAAATAGATTATACTGATACCGAGAGTGTAAAGCGGCTTGACATGCAAGAGGTAGGCAATGGGTAATTGGTCTCTAAGCGATATTAGGACTGAAGTTAGAAAGCTTGCTGGGCGTCCTTCCACTAGCAACCCGAGTGACTCAGATCTTAATGATCGCATCAACCGTTGGATTAAATTTAAGCTCAGTACTGAAGTAAAGCTACAGGATGAGCTCACTTTTTGGTCATTTGAGACAAGTTCTGGTGTAGGCACGCAAGCCTTGGATGAGGGCTTTCATACATTCCTTCCGCCCGCTTATGTAGACGATGATCCTCTTGAGGTTTTTTATGATCCAGCTGCGTTCTACAACCGTTGGTTGATTGACAGCACAGAGACAAACTCTAAGCCTCAAGACATCTTGATCATGAGTAATGAGGTAGTCCTTCGCCCGATTCCAGATGATGGATATACGATTAGAATTCTCGCCTATGATAGACCGGCAGAACTAGGTGCTGATTCGACGGCTTTAGGGTGGGAAAGTTTAGGTGAGCTTGTGGCTTATGGCTCGGCTCTAGATCTTCTCTTATCTGGTGGAGAATTCGACAAAGCATCGGCTCTTAAGCCTTGGTATGACAGAGTAAGAGCACAAGCACAAGACAAAGCGGCGCAAATGTTTGTATCGCAGCGCTCAGTTCCAGCATTTTGAGGTAATAAATGGCATTCGACAAAGATAAGCCCGGCAATAATGATAAGCTAAAGAACTCTGCTGGTGACTTGAGGGATAACTTCACGGCAATTCAAGAGGGTGAAGTCCAACATGAGGCTGTACAGCTAACACGTCAGGGCGCAGATCCAGCACCAACAACAGCGACAAACGCTGGTTATTTCTACGGGCTAGAAAAGACGCAGGATGACGGAAGTACAACAAGCACAGAGGCTCACTGGCAAGATGAAGACGGCAACGTAACCCAGCTTACTAGCGGTGGAGTCTCTCCACTTCCTAAAGCTTTTGGAGTAATTGACTCAACTGGAGCGCTTGTTGCTGGAACCGGATATAACGTGGACAGTGGAAACACATCCAAGATCTCAACCGGGCTTTACAAAGTTTCGTTCAATCAGACGATTTCGGGATCGCCAACAGACTACGTTATTCTATTTACGTCGTTTGCTGTTTCGACATCAGCTTCAGACGCGGCTACGTATGCTGTTTCAGGTGCTGCCGGGAAAACGCCAACAGCAAGCAATTTCCATGTTCAAATCAAGGGAGCTGATGGAAGTAGTATGTCTAACGCCAAATTCGGCTTTGTTGTTTATCATCCATCCGCACTAACAACATAGGTTATCCATGGGATTTCAGCCTTTCCTAGTCGGTGATTACCGAGCCGGTCTACAGCAAAATCTAGATCCGTGGAAACTTCCCGGTGATGCGTTTCAGATTGCTGAAAACATGGACATGAAAGATGGAATCCTCAGCCGCCGCCTTGGATATAGGCGGTTTGCGAGCTATGAATATCTGTGCAGTACAATTGCTAGCATCTCACTTCCAAGCGGTGATCAGGTTGTTATTACAACAAACGGAAACCACGGTTTGTCTAACGGTGACGAAGTTCGCTTTCGTAGCGTTGCAGGAACAACTGAGTTAAATGGAAACCGATATACCGTGACAGATGCCACGGCCACGACATTCGATTTGCTCGATACTGACGGCGATAATTTCACTGCCTATACGAGTGGTGGTCAAATTACAAAGGTCTCTACCAGCGCGATCACCGGTCTTATGCTGTACCGAGATAGCAATGATGATGAGCTACTTATAGCCGCTGATACTACATATGTCGGCCTATGGGATTCCTCTAACGATGAATTCGACACACTGGACATTAGCACCGTTACTCTGAATGCGGTGTCTAATGCAAACCCAGCAGTTGTAACCACAACAGCCGCGCACGGACTTTCAACTGGAGATAAGGTTCGGTTAGAGAGCTCGACTGGCGCAAGTGACTATGACGGGTTTGTTTGCGCGATTACAGTTACCGGCGGAACTACATTCAGCTTAGACGGTGTCAGCGGGCTCTCTGGAGCGGCTACAACAGGTGTTGTGCACCATTTGAATGTATTGAGTGCAGCAGAGAGCGATATCTTCTCATACGTCAACTATCGCGGTTCTATGTTCTTCGTTAATGGTAACGATCGTCTTCTCAAATATGATGGAACAAATCTAACTCGTGTGGTTGTCGATTTCACTAATGCAACCCCAACGACTAATGTGTTGGGAACGGCGCAGCACGTTTTTCTTATGAAAGAGCGTTTGCATCTTCTTTCGCCTAGCGAATCGGGAACAGAGCAGAAACAGCGCACTCGGTTTTCCAAGCCTGCTGATCCGGATACATGGCACGACCAGAACAGCGGTGGTCAAGGTGGTTTCGTTGATGCTCCTACTGGAGACCCAATTGTTTCTCATGGCGCTGTTGATGAAGATGAGATCGTTTTCTTTCGGAGAAGCGCTTGGAAGGTTCGGTACACTGGCAATGCAATCCTTCCATTTAGATGGGAGCGGATCAATGTCACACGTAAATCAGAATCTAAGTTCGGAACAACACTCTTTGATAAGTTTGTTACAAGTGTAGGCACAACGGGTATTTTGGCATGCAACGGTGTAGCAGTAGATCGCATAGATAAGGCTATTCCTGAGTTCACCATCCAGTTTAACGCGGATCTCATAGAGCGCTTTGTTGCTTTCAAGTTCGAAGAAGCTGAACGCGTTTGGTTTACTTATGCTGACAACAATGAAGAGACAATCAATCACGCCTTGATCTACCACTTCGAAGACAATGGTTGGACAACGCATTTCTTTGGCCATCGTATAGATGTCACTGGGATTACTCAGGCAGACCCTGCAGTTGTTACAACGGATGGAGCGCACGGCTTAGAGGCTGGTGACCGAGTTCAACTAGAAGACGTTGTCGGAATGACAGAGGTCAATGACAATACTTATGTGGTAGCGAGCCCAACATCAACCACATTTGAGTTGGCCGGAGTGGATTCTACTGGTTTTACAGCTTATACCTCTGGCGGAGAGGTTGTTATCGGTCACCCAGTTAATGTGCTTGGTGAGTTTCAGGCTACTGCCGATGATATGACGTGGTCTTCAACAGAGTACAAATGGTCAGAGCTATTTCGAGCATGGAATGCCGGTAGATTCCAAGTTGGAGCATCAATTCCTCTTATGGGAGATACCGAAGGTACAATCTGGGAGCTTGGGTTCGGCGGATCTGATCGATCTGAAGTTGTTGGTTCCACAGTGACCGGAGATGACTTCACGTCAATATTGCGTACTAAACGGCTTAATCCATTCGTTGAGCAAGGTGCTAATGCGGAGTTCGGATATATCGACATCCTTTTCTCTGCAGATAGCAATGCAGATGTAGACTGCACGTTTTATCTAGATGCTGACCCGCTCCCGTATCAAGTGGATGGTCAGGATATTGTAACACTCTCTCTTGCGAGAGATCATGGAGCAGATACTCGGATTTGGAAGCGGATTTATTTGGGGGCTGCTGGATCGTGGCATGAAGTCCAACTAAAGACAACAGGCCAAGAAAAGTATGTAGACATTCACGCTATGATATTTTGGATGCGTCCAGCTGGGAGATTAGAACTCCATGCCTAATATTGAAGAATCGTTCAGCATCCCATATGACGAAGCAGAGATACGAACCGGCGACTCACGTTTATTGAGTGAGTATCTTCTTCAGCAAAACAAAGACATCAACAAGATGTACGAGAGGATTGCTCTCGGCGTGAATAACACGTATGAGATGACGATCATTAGCACCAGCAAGACTGGTGTTGTCTCACCGCCCGGACAGCCCTTAATCATGCTTCCAAAGATTGGAATGTTCTACATCATGATTAGTGGTCTTGAAGACAATATGCCGCAAAGGTGCTCAATTATTCAAAAGCCCATCGTTGGGACAGCGGCGACAGAAACAAACTTATCAAATTTCACACCTGCGTCCGGCACATGGAATGGTGTGAGCTTGGTCATTGGATTTCTAACAGACCAAATAGGACTCGGACATGATGGCGGCGCAGCTCTCGAAGGTCAATTCAACGTCACAATACTCGGACAATACGACCCCGAAGGCGGTGGTTAGATTTGAACGACTAATCAATGCGAATAGAATCCCGACTAAATGGATCGAACAGGTCAAAGATCTTGTCGTTGAGCCCGAGAATTACAGAAAAGCGATAGAAGCAAGCCTTGATGATCTTGGAATGCTTTTCGGGCTTTACACACCAGTTTATTCAGGATTCTTGTGGTGTCAATTTGATCCTTTGGAGAATATGCTCTACGTAAACTGCTATAGCGTAGATAAAAGCATATGGCACACCAAGGATCATCTGAAATGCTTGATTAAGCTGCTAGAATGGCTTAAAAGTATCTTGAAAGTAGAAAAAGTGCGCTGGTTTACGACTCGCCCTGGTCTCTATAGACGTTTAGGGTTTAAACCATCTAAGAGAATCATGATGGAGGCATAAATGTCAGGTAAAGGACCACAGCAGGTAGGTACAGCGGAGTTAGTAACTCCAGAACAAAGAGCGGCTCTGAATCAAATCTTAGGAATGGATTTAGGCCCACTTTTTGACCCAGAACAACAAAGAGAGTTCTTTCAAGCGCAAGTTGCAGATCCAACCATGCAACATTTCCGTGAACAAACGATCCCCGATCTTAACGAGCTGTTCATTGGACAAGGTGCAGCTAGTAGCTCAGGGTTAAATAGAGCTATCACACAAGCCGCAGCAAATGTCGAGTCCGGTCTGGCTGGGCAGTTATCGCAGTTTCAGCAGCAGGGACAACAGAATCAACTCCAAGCCCTTATTGCTGCATTAGGCCGGCAACAGCAACAACCGATCGTGAGTCAGGGCACAAGCCCTCTAGGATCAGCACTTGGCCTAGCAGGAACTGTTGGCGGAGCCTTTCTAGGTGGGCCAGGCGGCGGAGCGTTAGGTTCTAAACTGTTTGGAGGTGTTTGATGGGAGCCATCATCGTACCGGGAAGCGATCCACTAGAGCAGTTGTTTCAAGGTTTGCAAAGAGGTGTTGAGGGTACGCTTCCTACCACTCTGCAAAATCTTCACGCTCAGCAGCAACAGCAAGAGCAGGAGAAGCGTAGAGAAAAGCTGATGATCCAAATGGGGATAATTCCTGATCCCGCAGAGGCACTGGCAGATGACACACCACAGCCCAGGGAGCTTGAAGAAAGACAACCGGATGCACCACAGCCAATTGATCAGCCGAAGCCTAATGCGCTCCAAAAAAAGAGCGATCAAGAGCTGTTGCAGATGGAGGTTTCTGGGGATAAGTTCCTAGCCCAGGTAGCTAAAGCGGAAAAAAGCCGCAGAAACTTCGATATTAAAGAGCGCGAGCTGACACAAAAAGGCTTCGTAGAAGATCGGAAAAGCGCGGAAAAGATTACCGTTCCATTTTTGACGAACATAGATAAGCAGCGTTCTGGTGTTAGGGAGAAAGAGCAGGCTGTGCGCTTAATGCGCGATTCTATTCAAGAGCAGGATCTTGATTTCTGGAGCAAAGATAACTTCAATCGGTTTCTGGGACGATTTGGCGGAGCGCTTAGAACGGCGAAAGGTCAGCAATTAATTAATGCGCAGAAAGAGTTTCTCTTGGGCAACATCCAAAGAGCAGGATCAAGACCAAACCAGTGGATTGAGCAGCAAATTGCAACCATGCTCCCACAAATTGGTATCTCAAGAGAGGCTAACCTTACGGTTACAGAGATTCTAGAGCACGAAACCGCAGTACAGCGCATGGAGCAACAGGTTGCAGATGAGCTGGCAGCACAAGATAGACAGGACTATGGCTTTGTCCAGCCAGATATAGCGGCTAGAGTAGATAAACGGATAGAAGAGACGGGTCAGGATTTACAGGATAGGCTTGCATATAGACTGCGTGAAGTTCATGAGCGAGAAAAGTCCGGAGATGATCTTCTTAAGCTTTCCACTAAAAAGGTAAAGCGTGGAACATTTCTCACTCCACGCATGGCTGCTGCGATGCTGAGTAAGAATCCGAATGAAGAGCAAATGAAAAAGAACGCCCGTAAAATGGGCTATGTAATTCCAAATTCAGACCAGATAAATAGGTGGCGGAGTGAGCTCTAATAATGACGATGGGTTCATGAATCTTGTTCGCCTAGAGCAAGAAAATGAGACAAAACAAACTCTGGAAAGAGATCAAGCTGTCAGTCGTGCGCGCTCTCTGGTTTCTGCACCAGTTCGAGGTGTGACTCGCACCAGTCGACAGGCGTTGGATGAGGTAGCGGATTTCGTACAATCACTAACTGATGTCCTTGGAATCGGTGAAACATTTCGCGAAGCTCGTGAGGGAGCGATGGTTTCTCCAGAGGAATTTGAGGAAGGCCTTGAAGAGCAATTACCTGTGCAAGAAGGCTTCCTAGAGCGTGCACTAGAGCGTGCTGGAGAGGTCGCACCAACATTCGCTGGTAGTGGATTAGGTGCAGGCGGATCAGCTCTTAGGGCGCTCCTAATGGGTGCGGCTGGTCAGGGTGCTGAAGAGGTTGGGCTGGGTCAGCTTGGGCAGGCTGTCGCCGAAATTGGCGCTGCTGGAATCCCTGCATTAGGAAAAACCATTACGCCAGGGTTCGGTCGAGCTAGCCGACGAGTGATTGAAGAAGGTCGCAGGCTTGGTTTGACCGAACAGCAGATTGCTCCATTGGTCTCTGAGGAAAGACGACTCGGT